GGAATATGCCAAGTATAGATTTAAGACCTAGGAAGAATAGAAATCCTAAGGATAAAAGACCACCAAAGCCTATGCCTTTTGATATCGCTTTAAGAAAATTCAAAAAAGCAGTCGAAAGAGCAGGGATAATTCAAGAAGTTCGTAAAAGAGAATTTTACGAAAAACCTACTGCTAAGCGGAAACGCAAAAAGGCAGAGGCAGTTGCTAGGACTCGAAGACAGGCAAGTGAAAATCAACTAAGACCAAATAGAAACCACTGGAGGTAAAGATGGGTATAATGGATAAATTGAAAAAGAATTCTAAAATCAAGACAACAGAAGTGTTGCAAGATTCGATATTCTTTCAGGAACAAGATGTAGTAGTTACAGAAGTTCCAATGGTAAACGTAGCTTTATCGGGTGATGTAGATGGAGGATTAACTTCTGGTTTAACAGTATTAGCTGGTCCATCCAAACATTTTAAAACAAGCTTTGCTTTAATGATGGCTGGTTCTTATTTAAAAGAACACAAAGATGCAGTATTATTGTTCTATGATTCAGAATTTGGATCTCCACAATCATACTTCGAATCATTTGGCATAGATACTAGTAGAGTATTACATACTCCAATTACTGATGTTGAACAACTAAAGTTTGATTTAGTTAATCAACTCGAAGAGTTAGATAGAGCAGAGAACGTAATAATCGTTATCGATTCTATAGGCAACTTAGCTTCTAAGAAAGAATTAGAAGATGCACTAAATGAAAAAGGTGTAGCAGATATGTCAAGAGCAAAAGCTCTTAAAGGATTATTTAGAATGGTAACACCATATCTAACAATGAAAAACATTCCTTTATTAGCTGTTAATCATACATATCAAGAAATTGGTTTATTCCCTAAAGCTATCGTTAGTGGTGGTACTGGAATCTATTATTCAGCAGATAATATTTGGATTATAGGTCGAAGACAGAATAAACAAGGAACAGAAATTAAAGGTTACGATTTCGTAATCAACGTGGAGAAATCAAGGTTTGTTAAAGAAAAATCTAAAGTACCTGTCACAGTTAGCTGGGAAGGTGGGATTGAGCGTTTCAGCGGTTTGTTGGATGTTGCTCTTGCTGGTAATTATGTTGCTAAGCCTTCTAATGGTTGGTATTGCAGAGTTGATACTGAAACTGGAGAATTGGTCGACCCTAAAGTCAGAGAGAAGGACACTCTTCTCGAAGATTTTTGGACGCCGATATTTGAAGGAACGGACTTTAAGAAATTCATTAAAGGTCACTACCAAATCGGGCATAAACCATTATTAGATGTTAATTTATCAGAGGCTATTGATTTAGAAGATGAATAACATTACTGAAAAAGATTTTATATACTTAGAAAATCCTAATAGCGATTTCTATGCAATAGAATTAAAAACTGGAAAATGGACTGGAGTTTCATACATATATGGTAAGGTTTCAATTAAAGAAACACCAGAACTTGAACAAGCCACATTACAGTTTACATACACTATAGAAGATAGTGGCAAATTTGAACAAGACGATTTAATTGATGATATTGACTTTAAAAACTATATAGGTGATATATTGCAATACGTAATTAATGACGCGATACAAGATGGAGCAGAGATTGGACATATCAACACAGATACCGACACACGTACTATCACATCTGATTAACGACGAAGAGTATTGTCGAAGAGTAATTCCTTATTTAAAGAATGATTACTTTGATGGATCTCATAAAGTTGTATTTGATTTAATAGTAGGATTCGTTAACGCACACAATAAAGTACCAACTGGAAAGGTTTTAGAAATTGAACTTACTAAATTACCTTTATCACCAGATATACTTAATCATGCGAATCAACTTATTCAAGAATTAAAGCAAAAAACAGATGTTGATATAGATTATTTAATTAAAGAATCAGAACAATGGTGCCAAGAAAAAGCAGTATATAATGCTATTATGGAATCTATTCAAATTATCGATGGTAAAAAACCAGATGTCGGTAATGGAATGATACCAGAAATATTGAGTACTGCATTAGGTGTATCATTTGATCAAGAAATTGGTCATGATTATATCGATAATTCAGAACAAAGATTCGAATTTTACAATAAAACAGAAAGTAGAATTCCATTTGATCTTGATTTCTTTAATAAAATCACAAAAAATGGTTTACCAAACAAGACATTAAATATAGCGCTCGCAGGAACAGGAGTAGGAAAGTCCTTATTTATGTGTCATTGTGCTGCAGCTAATATCGATTTAGGTAAAAATGTTTTGTATATAACAATGGAAATGGCAGAAGAACGTATCGCAGAAAGAATAGATGCGAATCTTATGAATTTCCCAATCGAACAATTAGAAAATATGCCTAAAAATGTATTTGATGGTAAGATATCAAAGCTTGCACATACTAACATCGGCAAATTAATTGTAAAGGAATATCCAACGGGTGCAGCTCATACTGGACATTTCAGAGCTTTACTTAACGAATTAAAGCTTAAAAAGAACTTCAAACCTGATATAATTTATATAGATTATTTAAATATTTGCGCATCAAGTCGCATCCGAGGGTTAGGTGGAAGTATAAATACATATTCATACGTAAAAGCAATAGCAGAAGAAATGCGTGGCTTAGCGGTTGAATTTAATGTCCCTATAGTTAGTGCAACGCAAACTACTAGGTCTGGATTTGGTAATACTGATGTAGGCCTTGAGGACACTTCGGAATCATTTGGTTTACCTGCGACAGCAGATTTAATGTTCGCTCTAATTTCAACAGAGGAACTTGAAGAGCTCGGTCAGTTAATGGTAAAGCAATTGAAAAATCGTTATAATGATCCAACAAAGTATAAACGCTTTGTTGTCGGGATCGATAGATCTCGTATGAAACTTTATGATGTAGAGGAGTCGGCCCAATCTGATATCATGTCTGACATGGCACCAGATACTGGACCGATAAATAAGTTCGGTGATAGAGAAAGTAAAGACTTCACCGAATTCAAAATATAGAGGAGAAATCTATGAATATATTTACTAAAGCCAAAGATTGGCTAATGGCAAGATTGCCTGAAAGAACTTCACACGATGGAATACTATTAATAGTATGCTGTGGTTGTGTTATTCTTTTCGGTGGATTAGCTAAACTACTCGCATGGGTAGGATTATTATGGGGTGTTTATACACTTGTGAGAGAAGAGGCGTAATTATGAAAAATTATATATTACTGCCAGCATTAATGGCAGCTCTTTTTTCACCATTTATGTATGCTGATGTGGAAGGATCGGTCGGAGTTGATTCTGACTACTTCTGGAGAGGTGTATCACAAAATGATGGTAATCCAGCAATAAGCCTGAATCTTGAATATCAAGGTAATGGTTTTTATGCAGGAGTTTGGGGTAGCCAAGTAGACTATGGAGACGACATTGAAATAGAATATGATTGGTACGCTGGTTATGCATTAGCTTTGACTGATGATATGGCGATCGATGTAGGTCTAATTCAATATAATTATGATACAAATTTTGATATAATAGTTGATGGACGTGGTCATGATAAGACTACGTATGAATCATCTGAAGAATTATACTTAGGCGTAGCCTTAAATAATTTTCAATTATATCATTTTGTTAATATTGATAATTCGGATCTTACGTTTACTGAATTTGAATACCAATTGCCTTTCATCTCTCAAGTAGATGTTTCATTAATGTATGCTATGCATTCTGATGAATCAGCTGCTCTTATGGGTAGTGATGAAGATTACTTTGGTATGAAAATGTCCAAAACATATGGTAACGTTATGTTATCGGCAATGGTAATGGATGGTGCAAGACATGGCGACGTCATGGATATGGCATCCGTAGGAATTCACTATAATTTCTAATTGAAAGATAAGGATGAATTGATTGAAAGTTAAACTTATATCATATTCGCAGCCAACTGAAGATTTCCCAGCGGATAGCGCGGATCTTCTTCAGTTGGTCGCATTTTGTGCCAGAGTGTCAAATCCCTCTGGACAACTCAACGAAGACACAGCTGAAAAGCTTGTCAAATATTTAGTAAAGAATAAACATTGGTCTCCATTAGAAATGGTTAACGTGTGTTTAGAGATTGAAACTACTCGAGATATTGCAAGGCAAATCTTAAGACATAGATCTTTCTCATTCCAAGAATATTCACAAAGGTATGCAGATGTCCAAGATATGGATATCGCATTTGAGACTCGACCAGCAAGATTGCAAGATACGAAAAATAGGCAGAATTCAATTCCAATTGATGAAGACACCGCCATTAATCATATATGGGAATCTTATCAAGAGGTTGTTATTCAAAGATGTCAAAAGGCGTATCAATGGGCTTTAGATGTTGGCATAGCCAAAGAACAAGCTCGAGCAGTTTTACCTGAAGGACTTACCTTAAGTAAAATGTACGTAAATGGAACTCTGAGATCGTGGATTCATTATATAGATTTAAGATCTTCTAATGGAACACAAGCAGAACATATGGAAATAGCTAAAGCATGTGCAGATGTCATATATAATATCTTCCCAGTAGACGATATTATTTAAAAAAAAGTAAAAAAAGCATGTACTTTTCCGG